TATCAAACTGAATTAATACTCTACTCATATCTGGTGTATCACCATAATATACTTTTGAAATTTCTAACATCTCATCTATACCAGTATTTTGGTAAGGTTGTTGTAAGTATATAGTTGCATCTTGTGATGCGGTATAAAATAATATCATTATAATGCTCTCCCTTTAATATCTTTCCCTGGATATTTTAATTCAAATATAGAAGGGTCTAATGATGGATAAACAATTTTGTTTTTAGTTGCTTCTACTATATTGTAAGAATATTGTGAATATATAGTTCCACTTGCATCTACCAAATTTACAATCTCAACTTTAGGAACGGATGAAACACCCGATACATTTGCGATTTCTAATTCTAATTCACTTATATTAATTGGTTGAGACATTTTCCATTTTGTAATATCAAAATAATTTGCAATTGCTTGTGTACAATTTAAAACTACTTCTCTTTTATTATAATTTGAAAATACAGTTATGTCAAAGTTAATTCCTATATTAACTACATATCCATCTATAATGTTAATCGCATCTGTCATCAATCTAAATTCTTCTAAATACGTTTTTAAATTTTGTTTAATAGTAGAATTTAATATACTTAATTTACCATTACTATCATATCCCAATAAATACAAATTAATTGCGAATGGATTACTCTCCACTGCAAACGTTTGTTTAGTTTTTAAAAATACATCCAATGCATCTATAATTTCAGTATCAGATGATTTTTGTAAGTTTTTAACTAATCCAATAAAATCTTTTTTAACCGATGGGTTTCTTAATAATTGTTGTGCGGCTCCCGTATCTATATTACCATCTTGTTCAACATACGCTTTTGCAATACTACCAAAAATTGGGTCCATTGCTAATGTTCTTACTTCGTAATCTTTTTTAGTTACTGCTCTATTTTGTGCACCAAAGTTTGCAATTGCATTTTCTCTAATTTCTTCTAATGTTTCATTACCTCTACCACCACTAGCAGCTTGTAAATTCTCAACACCTAATGAACTTCTACTTTGTTGATAAGTAGGTAAATCTATATCAGATATTGCTAATATATCTTCATTAAATGATACAAAATTTATTTGTGTCAATTCACCACTTGATACATTTGATAATAAACCACCACCCGCTAAATAAGTAACGGTTAACGTTGTATTTGCCGGTGCTATACCATATGTGTTTGTTTTTAAAAAATTAGAAGGGTCAAATGATTCACCCATTCTATTAATGGAATTATTTAATCCCAATCCTACATTTTTTGTATTTGGTACTAATAATTCATCTGGTGTAGATGCGTTTCCACTACCAAATCTTAATTCAATATTTTGTTCATCTATTAATCTAGTTGTAAATCTTCTAGCGGTTTTTTGCAATTTCAAAAGATATTTAGGTGCTTCTGGTGTATGAGAAAGTTTAGGTTCTGCATATTCTGAATTTGGTGCTTTTATATAAACTAATTCTTGTGCCAAATATGGAACTTCATAATATATATTTTCGTTTGCATCAATTACTTTTTCTATTTTAATAAAATTTGTACTATTAACACTAACAATTGGATTTGGTTTAAATTCACCTAAATTAAATGTTTGTGTATATCTCGTTGCACTTATTGCCGTTATAGTTTTTGTTACCAAATATAATAGTACATCTCCTGTTGTATTTTCAGTTTGAAATATTGTAATTTCTCTATTATATGGGTCTGCAAAATCAACTACATCTGTTGTTATAAATTGCAAAGTCGGAAATGATTTAGAATTAACAACCATTCCTTCGTTTATTTTTAAATAATATCTATCATCGGGTTCTCCATTCAATGCTGGTATTGTTTGGTATAAAGTTAAAGTAGTAGTCGCCGGCGATGAAATTTTTGGTTTATATCCTAAGTTTTGTGCTAATTGATAAATATTATTTTTATTACCCGCTAAGTTAATAAACGATTCTTTTAATTGAGCATCGGTGTAATATGATAACACATCACCTACATATGAAGCCTGTTCGATGAACATCATACCAGGTGATGCTTCACTAAAATCATTATATGTACTACTAAAGTATGTTTTACTAAATTCTATTAATGCTTGTCTTAAGGAAGTAAAATCTCTATTGGTATATTTTATATCCTTTTTATTTGTTGACCAGCTTTTATCTATTGGATTAAGAGCCATATTATATTACTATGTTTAATTGTTCTAATGTTGTTGAATTTGAATATTTCAAACTATATTTTAATTCTAAATCAATTCTATTGGTATCTTTTAATGAATTAGAAATATCATATACAATACTTTCAACATTAACATATGGCATCCATCTATTAATTGCTTCAGTAATTCTTGTTTCTAATATAGTATCTAAATCAGATGTAATTGGTTCAAATAAAACTTTTCTTAAATCCGCTCCAAAATCGGGTTCCATTAATCTTTCACCTTTGTTAGTTAGTATTAAAGATTTAATATTAGTTTTAATTTGTTCTTTAGTTGTATAAGACACATCAAAATAACCATTGTTTCCTTTGGTGAGTGGTAATGTAATACCTACACTTTTATCTTGTTCATCAATTACAAATTTCTTTTCTAATACTATTGCCACTTAGGTTACCCCTTATTGAATTTTTTTACTAATTGAGAATAATCTCTTGTCATTGCTTTCATAACTGATTGTGCCGCTTCCGGATTTCTTCTCGCAGCCATTGCCATCTTATGTTCTAATGGAATACCACCTTCCTCTTGTCCTTGTAAATAAGAACCATATTCAGATTGAGTTCCACCCATCGCAGGTTCAGGTTGTGAATATTCTCTAAAATTATCTCCATATCCTAAATCAGCCGGTGAAATCATAGGCCTTGCTGCTTGTGGTTTTTGTCCGTATTGGATTGTACCATAGCTACCATCATCTTTTGATTTAAATTCGTAACTTTCGTTCACTTGTTTTTTAGGTGTTTGAATTTGTTCATTTAACACTTCGTGAACAGCATTTCGTATTTCTTCTTTAAGAGTTTTTTTAATATCCTCTCTTAAAACTTTTACTATTGCTTTGATTAATTGTGTTTGGTCCATAAACTTGGTTTTTACTATATATAATTATTTGTTATTTCTTTTTTGGGATAATAAATCCATTAATTGATGCTAATCGTGGGTTCTTTAAGAATACACCTACACCATCTCTATTAAATCCACCACCGGTTGTGTTTCCTTCTATTGATGTAATCCTACCTTGTGAATTTGGTTTAGGGTCAGTTACTATACCAATATGATGTGGATGCCCTACACCATTTGCATAAATAATAGCCGCACCAATTACCGGAGTTGACGACCATAATCCGTTTTTAATTGCCCATGCTTTCCAAGCCGCACATCCCGCTGAGTTTGGTGATTTGGCACCCGCTTGCTTAAACCAATAACTAACTGCGGCTGCACACCAAAACGCCGGTCCATTAATCCCAGTTCCATTTAAATATGTAGTAACATACCCACCATAGTTAGATTTGGGTGGAGTTTCCATTACAGGAATAGATGCCGCTGCTTTTGCATATGCTACAATTCTTTTACCCACATCATCATCTTTAGTAGATTGTTGTATATTATTTAATGCAGCAGGGTCTACTCCCTTTGATACATTCATCCCGGTTGCTAATTTTTCAGTAGCCAACGCTTTCATTTCTCTAGCCGTTTCTATAATTCTAGTTGCAGGCCCGCCATGATATTCTTCTTGGTCTTCTAATGGAACTGATGATTTATTATTTTGTTCTGCTGCCGCTGCAGGTGTATATTGTTCTATAACCGCATCTGCTTGTTTAATTTCTTCTTTTGCACCTTCTTCTTCATCTTTTGTTAATTTAAAATCAGCATTATTAAATTCAAATAATGGTGCTGCTTTTTTAGAATTAGATTGACCAGGTTCTACTATATACACACTCCAGTTGATTATAGCAGGTCCAATCGGCATTGGGGGTATGTATTGTGATATTGTATAACAAACTCCCTGAATGGTTTGTAAATGTATTTTAGCTAACATAATAAAGTTATCTAAAAAAATATCAACCTCTTTTATGGGTGGAGTATATCCACTACCAAATTTACCAGGAGTAGTAACTAAATTATCGGTTACTGATAAATTTAATATTGTACCAATTGCGGGTATAATTGGTGTGTTTGTTTTTTGTAATGTTGCACCCGTCCAATAACCAACTACTGCTAATCCTAATAATTTTAAATATGAATTATAAAAAGCTGGTGTTTTTGCAACCAAAGCAACATTACCGGCATTGATAATTAATTGTTGCATTAATTCAGTATTGCCTTTTAAGACAGGATTTCCAGTAGTGGCATCCTTACCACGTTTCATTGCCTCATCATATTTTTTAGTAAAGAAAATTGCAAATTCATCAGAAGTCTTCCAACTTGCTGCTTTCATTTTATCACCTACTTCATCTTTAAATTGAGACCAAGACATTATATTAAATAATTAGTTTTAGATAATGCAGTTTTTAAGTTATTTTTAACTTGATTAAATGGAGATTTATCAATAGGACCTGGTGCCGAAGGACCAGACGGAGTTGCAATTGTCATTGCATTTATTGCATCTATTAATTGTGTTAATAAATCAACCAATGTATTACCTAATATCATTTGCTGAGTTGCCCCATCCTTTCCTGCATATATTTTTCCATTCTCAACGGTTAATACAATATTTTTACTACTTTTTGTTTGCAATTGTATATTACCATTTTGAGAAATAAGATTAAATCCTTTTTCTGCATCTATGGTTACAATATCATCGGTAAAGATACTAAAATTTTTCTTACTAAACAAAAAAGTTTCTGCTGTTTTTGATGAAAGAATTATTCTACCACTATTAACAACTAATTGGTCACCCTTTAAATCATCTGATGCTGGGTATTTATTAACTGCTTCTTTTTTAACTTTTATAGTAGTTGAATCGTATAATGTACTATATTCACCCGATGTAATTTGTATTGAAGTTCCATCTTTATTTATATCTTCAATGGTTGTTCCAAATACTTTATTAGTTTGTTGTGAATCTGAATTTTCTCCATTACGAATTAATATTGCTGGGTGCTGTTTACCATTTGTTTTATCCGTATGTATATAACCACTAAATCTAATACTATTACCCGATTTACTCTGTATAATTGTGTCACCTTCATTGGGTTTTAATTGGTGTAATTTAATATTTCTTTTATAATATTTTCCTTGAAATCCTTTATTTGTTTTTGATTTAGTATTAGATGGTGTGTTACTATTTGCAATACCTGTTTGAGAAACTTCTTTATAATTTTCAGTACCACCACCTGTACTTGATTCATCTGTTACTTTTACTGTTGCACGTAAAATATTAATGTTAGTATTAAATCCTGTGGTATTTTGGAATGAGATGGGTGTATAAAAATTCTTACCATTTATAGTTTGAATATAAATAGTTTCACCCTTTACAGGTAGTGTAAAATTATATCTATTTAATGGAAATGCAACCGGTAAATTTTCTTCTTTAGCTTCACTACTTTCTGGTAATCTATATTTTATAGCACCATAATATGCACCATCCTTATCTTCGTAATCGGATGCATTTGCATATTCTTCAAATCCTTTGTCAATATCAGTTGTCTTTTCAACCAAGTCATCTGCTTCTATAAATACAAAATTAACAATACCAAGTTGAGCTGATTCCGCTTTTGTAGATTGTCCACCCGATGTTCTACCCACACCGGTACTAGTTTGTCCAAATTGTGCCATTTTATTTACCTATACTTTCTTTTAATGATTCAATTTCAAATTCTAAAT